TTACCCATCCATTCAAGATCAATTTCTGATGCTCTGGTCCAGTATGGATTCCGGAGAAATACCCAAATCCAAAGCATTCTACGAAGCCATTAAGGCTGTGAATGACAAATATCCTCAACCTTCCGTATCACCTGTAAGCCCTTAAGGAGAAATCAAATGGCTTTTTTAATCGCAAACTGGGGCAGAGCAAGTGTATCTGCTAACGAACCTATCTTAAGTCTGACCTCGGGTACCGTCGTTGGTGCACCAAGAATCTATACCTATTATTCGGCAGATTCTCAAGTGACCATTGCGGCCGCTAATTATTTCGCTGCTGTGGTCAATGATTTGGCCGTGGGTGATATTATTATTGCTTACAGTTCTTCAGGTTTGAGCACAGTTCAATATCAAGTTTCCTCGTTAACCCCCGCCAGTGCTCTGATTTCAGTGGTCATTTCCGGCTTTGGCAGCATGATAAAAGCCCAAGGGAGTTTCTTAAGTGCGGCTTTCATAAACAGTGGTGCCGTTCCCATTCAACTTCTACCTGCACCAGGGGCTAATAGACTCATCGTTGTTTCTGATTTTACTCTTGAAATTATCTTTGGCGCAGCACAATACGCTAACGGTAACCCTGTAGGTCTTGAATACGGCAATACAGCTAACTTGGGTGGAACGGCCGCTTCACCTACCATAGCTGCTGCTTCTATTAATGGCGTTGCCGCTAACAGCAGTTATGTCAGAGTACCCGGTGCTTTGGCTATCTCTGTTGTTGCTGCGGTTGTAAACCAAGGAATTTTCTTATCCTATAACCAAGGTGGCGCTGCTTTCATCACAGGTGATGGTGACTTTGCTTGGTCGATGAACTACAGCATCATGGTTACAACTTAATATGACTACCCTAATTTGCCGGGGATTGTTACAAGGGAAGACTCCACCTTACTTTGATAATCCCTGGCTGTTTTAAGGAGCATGAGAAGAAAGGTTACAAGGAAAGGGAATGGCCTTAACAAGAGTACAAATTATCTCCCAAGCCCTCACCTTAATGGGCAAGAAACCAATCATGAATCTGATCAATCAATCGGATATCGTGACCGCGGCGGATAATGCCTTTGATTATTTATTGCAGGCCACCATCAGTGAAGGGTTCTGGCGCTTCGCTTCTACCATCACCATCCTATCCCAGAACGTCGTCCCACCCATCGGAGGTTATTGGTTCCATTCCTACACACTCCCCGGGGATTATCTGAAGTTGATCCATCTCTGGCCTCAGCAATGGGACTTCGAGATATACCAGCAGAATTTGTTGTATACGAACTTTAATAACGCCAATCAAACCCTATTCCTTGAATATCAGTTTCTTCCCTTAGTAGCCAATCTACCGGCCTACTTTGTGAAGTACTTTGTCTATGAGATAGCCGCCTATCTTGCCCTAGCCAATGCTCAGATGCCTGATTATTATTCAGAATTGGAAAGAAAGAAGGGTGTTGAATTAGCCATAGCACAATGTGCCGATGCTCAGAACAGACCTCAAACCCCATTGCAATCCCAGCCTGTCCTATCTCGTCGCTTTGTTACTACTTTTGCGAGTGGTTAGGGTGAGGTAAGGTATGGCGCTCCAACGCTATGATCAAAATTCTTTCACTCAGGGAGAATTAGACGCCCGGGTTTACGCTCGGACCGATTGGGAAAATTATTATAAAGGCTGCAAGCAATTAAGAAACATGATTGCCATTCCTCAAGGAGGTGTCCAACATCGCTGGGGAACTGAATACGTGGATACTCCGGTCCTGGTCCCCGATGACAATACCGAGATTCAAGATTTTATCTACAACAACGTAACGACTTATCTGACCTTCTGGGCTGAAAATACCCTGGATATCTATCTAGAAAACATTAAGGTGGCTACCGTATCGCCCATTTACCTTAAAGAGGACATCCTTAATTTAAGATTTACCCAGATTGAGTCCAGACTAATCGTCAACGATGGCAATAATCCGCCAGAAGAATTGATCCGAAGTGCCGATGCCCCTCACAACATCTTAGGTTTTAGCGGAGCTAACAATACCCTAAATGCGATCGTGGGTTATCCCGTTGGATTCATCTTGCCTGCCTTCTTTGCCACAGGGGGTGTGCTCCCAGCAACTACTCCCCAAATATTTGCAGGCCGAGAATACTTCATTAAGATAATCACGACAAGTAATTTCCAGATTTATTCCAATCCGACGGACGCTAAGAATGGAGTGAATTTTTATGTCATTACGAATGCTGGCGCAGGGAGTACGGTCATTGTTCAGAATACGTGGAACCTTACCAACGTCCCGTTCAAATTTTATCCTGCTTACGATTTTAACGGTGGCTATTTCGGTGCAGGTTTTACTTTTACACCCTCTGCCACGAGTGGAAATATCACAATTACCGCCAGTGGAGCTATTTTTACCGCTGCGATGGCTGGTGGCCTTTACATTGGAAATGGAGGCGTGGTTAGGATAACCGTAGTCAATAGTAATGTGAACGTATCAGGATTTACGATCGAATCCTTCCCCAACACCAATCCCATTAATGGAAGTGTCTCTTTCCTTGGAGAACCGGCTTGGTCTAATGCCCGGGGATGGCCACGAGTGGGTACCTTCATTAATAATCGATTCGGTCAGGGTGGGACGGCCTCAATTCAGAACGGCCAATGGTTAAGCGTGGTCAACGATGTCTATAACTTTGATGACAGTCAGACCTTAGCCGATGATGCCATTGCCTCTTATCCGGCTTCGGGGACCATGAGTGTCCTTCAGTCCATGACAGCCGCCAGGTCCTTGTTAGTCCATACGAGTGATGGGAATTACAGTTCTCCCGTGCAGACTGAGCAGCCCATGACTCCCACGAATTACACACTGACCATTCAAAATAAATTTGGCGTAGGGACGCTACAGCCTGTATTCATTGATAACCAAGTCTTCTTCGTCGATAAGTCCGGCAATAACGTCATCAACATGATTTGGGAATTCAGTCAGTCCAGTTATGTAACCAATTCGGTTTCCATTAAAGCCAGTTCGTTGATTCGTAATCCCGTGGACATGTCGGCTTTTGCTGAGCCTAATTTCGTGGATGGGTTTTACGTTCTGTTCGTGAATGTGGATGGAACCCTAGCCGTATTGCAAACCCTAACCGAAGAGAACATCCTAGCCTATTCCTTATCCAATACCCGGAATTACATCGTTAATGATCAATTTAATGCGGCTACAGCTTCAGATGCCAGCTATAAGAAGGTAGTCAGTGCCAATAACAGAACTTGGTTTTTGGTCGATCGGACATTACCCGTTGCCCAAGCCCCAGTAGCTATCGTTGGATTCAATACCGGGGCAAGTACACTGCAAGCCAATGGGCATGGCATGACGGTAGGCGCTTCCAACCTGGTTACTTTTACCGCCGCAGGAGCATTACCCACCACCATTCCCGCACTCTCAACCTCTAAATATTATTGGGCCAATGCGACAGATGCGAACAATTTTAAGGTCTATGCCAGCGAAGCGGATGCTACCGCCGATACGAATGCCTTCACTATCCTAAATAGCGGGGTAGCGGCTAATGTGGTCCTTTGGGTTCCGACAGTTAAAACGGTCATCGAGGAAGTTAACTTTAATTTCTTTACTGACTTTAGTAAGAAGATTACTTTAGGAGTCCCAGCTACGGTCATTACTGGATTAGACTATCTGGATGGTCAGGTGGTTCAGATTGTAGCGGATGGCTTCGTTATCCCTGAACAAACTGTCATAGGTGGGCAGATTACCCTAACCAAAGCGGCTAGTGTGATCCAAGTAGGGCTAAAATATGAAGCTAAGTTAGTCCCATTGCCTCCTACTATTCCTTTGAACCCGGGGCTACGTTGGAAACCGCGCCACATTAGAGAACTATACGTGTCCTACTACAATACTATTGGTTCTACTCTTCAAGGCTTTGGCGTTCCTGTGCTTCAGATGCAACAAATCATATTAAATGGCCCTGCTACACCTCAAACAGGTTCTTTCCAATACACCTTAATGGAAGGCTGGGAAGGTCCTGACCCTTCAGACATAGAAATCGTTCAAGACCAACCGCTTCCAATGACAATTCTTGGGCTTTCGTATATATTAGATGTATAACTGACTTATGAGGATACTATAAATGAGTTATAATTTTATGCTCTTAGGTGCAATGGCCGCAGGTCACGGACTTGATGTCTATCAAAGCAAACGCAAAGAACGCTACACCCGCATGGGAGAAGACCTTGAGCGACGAGAAATGCAATTGCAGATGCAGCAGGAACAACTCGCCAGTTCAGAACAATCGCTCTTTCAAAGCGAGCAACTTAGAGAAGTCCTTGCAACTCAACGAGTTCTTGCAGCAAGTCGAGGACAAATGTCAGGCGCCGGATCGAATCTTGCAGTCAGCCAAAGCAGTATTAGAGCTTTCAATGCAGACGAACATGCTAGAGAATTATCGCAAAGCTTCCGTAAGCATCAGTTCGAATCATCTCAAAGATTACAGGGGTTGAATAGAACAGCCCGAAATCAGGAAAGACGATTCAGCAACATAGCCAAAGGGGTCAATCTATTGAGTGTTAATGAATTGTATTCCAATAAAAGCTCAATGAAGAACGCTAAGCGTAAATCTAAATGGGATGCTCGGAATCGCTGGAAACAAGACACGATGAACTCAATCGAAAACGGGACTTTCGGAAATACGCTCTGATTCTCTTATCAAAGTCTGGCAATACTCATTAAGACTTCTAGTGTGCGGTCTCATTCCTTCTAAAGGTAGCCATCCTTCTTTCAGCGCTTTATTCACATCTAGATTTAATCCAGTGAGGGTCATTGTGCAGATGACCATATATTCAATCATTGTACGAACCCACTCACAAATTTCTTAGGCATATTCATATCTGGATGGGCGAACTCATTCCTCCAAGTCACACCCATATAATTAAACGCATCGAATCCATGGAGAGCAAAATTATCAAAAGGATTATCCTTAAAAATCCTTCGCTCCTCATCATATTCCCTCCTCGCTTCTCTCAAACATAATAACAGGCGACGACAGTTACTGGCATGGAATTTGCAAAAAGGGAAGATAGACCTTCCAGCCGCTATATTGTCCTGTTCGGATAAGCGTGGTACTTTTTGGAAATGAAGGCCGAGCTGAGCAGCTGAAGAAAGGCGACTACGAGCGGAGTTTCCCCATTCCCTGTTCATAATGTCATGAGGGGCGAAGTGATGGCCATATCTCCGGAAGCCCAATTTCTGCTGTCTTACAAAGAGCTCATCGAAGAAGTAGTCGACGCCTTTGTTATTGGCTTCGATATAGTCAATTATTTCGATGTTATAGCCGTCGGACTGAAAGAGAATAATCGAAGTAGCATCTCTAACTCCTATATCCCAAGCTGTCATGACTGGTCGAGACTTGTTAATATCAAAATCCCCTATCCGACCTTCATATTCAGCCTGAGCCAGTTGCTCTGTGTAGTAAGCACCCTGATTACCGATTTCAAAGGAACAATAGTACTCCTGTTGGATGATTTCCTCAGAGACGCCATTATGTCTTTCGTCTGCGATCATCTCTGGAGTGATGACCGGGCTACCATCTTCGCGTTGAGTATCCTCTACGGTCAGCTTAACTACATACCATTTAGGATTGTGAATGGCCATTTGATAGAGGTCGTAGGCATGATTGTGGCCCCGTGGCGTCGTAAAGATAAGTTCCACCCCTCCAGATTCCGTAAGAATACGTGAGAGATAGTCTCGAGCGGCAGGGTCTTGAAGGGCATATTCGTCATACACGATGGATAAAGCATTCGTGCCGACGAGGGCATCGTAGTTGTTTGAACCAGAGAGCTGGATTATGGACCCATTCAATAGCTCTATGGACATGTCTACATTGTTAACTCGGCTTCTTAAAGGGATTGGGATTCTATCGATGAATCGGATGCCATCAGAACCTCTGCCTTTCCAGACGACCTTACGGCATTGATTGGTTTGGGGAAGAAGGCTGAAATGCAGGCCCGGTCTCTCTAGAGCCAACATTGTAGTCAGGGATAAAGCGGTTAGTGTCTTTCCGGCGCGACGATGAATAATAACTAAGATATGCCTGTATCCCTCGTTCATAACAGCCCGGATTATTTTTCTCTGATAATCTCGGGGAGTGAATAGGTAGGGAATTTCGATCAGCATTATTCATCTGGTTCATCTGGTTCGTCTGAATACTTAACCATGGCCTGAGCATAGATTGCAAAAACAGATGGAGGTACTGAGCTAACAGCTATTCCATTCAATGCATGAAAACCTTGCTTCAAAAGAGAATTAACCTCAGAGGTTAGTGCATTAGGACTAGTTCCCATTGCGAGCTGATATTCTACTACTTTCATCTTCATCTTTTTTTATCCTTGATGAGTGGCGCCTTGAAGACGATAAGGGGGAGAGCATACCCCTACGAATCTCAACCTGTTGTACACAATGACCGCCAATAGGAAAGCAATCCTTTGCAGAGGCAAGACGCCAATATCAGTATATCAAGTTAGTGGCATTCTGGGAGACAGGAGACTTGGACGCTATCCTAGTTGCTCGCTCCGGGAATCACCTTGGGGTGCGCCATCTATCCCAAGCTAGAAACCCTGCAAAATGCCATATCTATTATACGGGCAGAGAGATTGGATTTGAACCAATGACATAGGCCTACGATCCTTTGCTCTACCAAACTGAGCTACACTCTGCGATCTTCATTATTTATCAGGCGGAAGCAACTTGTCTACGTCGATGCCGGTCTCTTTATCGATGATGGCAGCGGCTTCTTGCTCAACAGGGTTATGCCATTTCTTGGTCATATAGACTGAACCACCAAGAGCAAGAACGCAAACTACGACGATAGCGATAATCATGAGTTTATTTCCCTTTAGCTGGCTTAACGTTCCAAATTCCATAAGCGGCTATGTATTCCTCCGCAGTAGATTTCCCTAAATTTGAGTTGTAAAACTTACAATAATATTCAGCTTGGTCTTCTAATCGTTTTGGCACAGGCTCTTTGTGTCTGGCATAAAGTATCCTTGCCATGGCACACGCATACGTTAAATGATAGACCATCACCTCAGCTTTGGGCTTGTTGAATAATAAGCAGAATCTCATCATCTTGTTACAGACCGCAGGATTGTTGGGAAGATAGGAAGTCCATAAGTCATCATGAGTCCTAGGTTCCATTTGGAATATCCCCAGCGCCGGACCATTCAATTGCTTCAAATAGGTTCCCCCACGAGATTCAATCGCACAGGTTCCTAGCATAAGGTCTTCAGCTTCCTGGCTGTATAGACTAAGCGCCTCAAGGGTTGGCTTGATTACTATCTGCCTTAGTTGTTGCTGGTCTATCATCTTTCTAGTTTGTCTCCCAAATAGTCTTTAACGGCATTCATGGCCGAATCCAATCCGTAAGTTACCCTGCAAGCATATCCTTGTTGACTGGCGGCGTACAGGAAGTTCTTCTGAGGTTCGGATAAAGTTCCGTTATCTGACTTCAATTCCAAGAAAAGACCATGGAAATCATGAGAAGGAATAGCGATAAATACGTCAGGTACTCCAGCAGTAACTCCCATTGCTTTAAGATAGACTGCCTCCTGAATGTCTCGATTGCCTCCGTTAGGTATGTGAAAACAAAGGCGACGAACATTGGGATACAGACTCAACCACTTGAATAACATGACCTGAATTTCAGATTCTCGGGTGCTATTACGCTTGGGACGCCACTTTTTAACCGCAGCCATTCGCTAGATAAGATTGGTCGTGGTTACGTTACCACCTGCGTTTGTCGTGACTGAAACCCAATGCACCCCGGGGTCGTTGCTCAGAATCCAGATAATGTCGCCTACGGAGAAATAGCCTGAAGCTCCATTGAAATAATTAGCCGCTACGGTTTGAGCTGTGGAGTTATTGGCACCATTAGCCGAGGCATTGAAGACCCATATCTGAGGAATAGGAGCCCCACAATCCCCACAAGAAGCATTAAAGGTCTTGTCGAACTGTTGAGATTGACTGACTTTAGCGAGATAGAGTAAATCGAATGCCATGTCCTTGGCTCCTTATGAATTTCCTAATACTTTGCCTTTTTGGGCTTTTCCTTTTTCACGTTAGCAGGCATTTTCTTTTCTTTTGCCTCTTGCATCTCGCGTTCCTTCATTTCTTTCTTGCCGTTACCTTTAGCGCTCATTTTGCTTTTCATCTCTTTACGCACGTTTCATGCCTCCCTTGGCCATACCTGCTTTAGAACTTTTAGTATATAGCGTTTCACGTGCTGGTTCACCAAAGTCATTAGGCTGAGGGTCATTATAGGTTTTAGGCATGCGTGAAAAGTTTTTAGTCACATCCATTTTAGGACCGATGTCATCTCGAATTTCAGTCCGAGCTACCGAACTGATCGCCTTATTGCCTACCATTGTGTGGTGATTGGCACGAGCTGCATTAGCCAGGAAGACTTTAGGTCCTCGGTTCATGGAATAGGCATGTTCTCCGCCATGATAGGTGGAGTACTGGTCCTGCCTAGGGTCTTTGGATTCAATATGAGGATGACTTGGTCTTATTAGATAGCTTTTCATTACGCAGCTCCTTTGGGCGATCCTGTCCAGTGTGTCAGCGGGTCATTCACCCCACGACAAGCATAAGCATAGGCTCCGGGATTCTTATCGGCCATCGATTCCGCATGGTTATAGCCATTATTACCTACAGGAGATAAGGACCCCAGAGGTCTATTAAAATGTTCAGCAGGACGACCTTGGCCATCCATTGAATCAATATCTCTAACATTCCCGAAAGGTTGTCTTTCATTTAGTAAGAGTGGTCCGTGTCTTTTGATCGATTCGTTCATTTTTTCTTCCCCTTCTTGTCTTTACGCGATTTTCCAGCCTTACTCATGGCGATCGCAATACTTTGCTTTTCTGGATAACCTGAATGACGCAATTCAGAAATATTTTCGCTCACAACTTTTTTTGATTTACCCGACTTTAAAGGCATTAGACAATCTCCGTAACCGTTAAGCTAAGTTGAGGAACCCCACCGAAGGTGATAGTACCATCTTGAGACTCTAGGACATGAATAGTACCAGCCGTGGTTCCGTATCGAATTCTAAAGGTAGTCGCTACAGCAGCACCTGAGGCCACATAAAATTTCAATGAAAAATCGGTAGAATAAGAAACACCTATAACAGTGGTCATGCCTGCTGTTAATGCATTAGCACCTGCATCTCTAAAAAGAGCAAAAGTATTGTATTGATTAACCGCATTACCCACCAAAGGACAATAGAATTCCACCATCAAAGTACTGGCTGCACTTTTAGGTGTTATCGTCACGGTAATAAGCTCTGTGCCTTCTCCAATCTGAGGAATAGTATTGTCAGCAGGGATAATAGCTGCCGTATTAGCAGGAGCCACACTGACCGTTCTAACTTGTTGAAGCCAAGGCCCATCTCCAAAGCTAAGATTTCCAGCACCATCCGTTTGCAGAGATTGACCTGCCGTACCATCCGCTATCGGGAGAGCAAAATCTAAACTGGCAACATTGGCACCCGCTTTAAGACCCGTGTAATTAGTATTGGTTGGCTCGAAGAAGCGCAGGGACTTACCCGATAAAATCTGTATGCTTCCAGCTCCGGTTACAGCAAGCTGGATACTGCCATTGGCTAAAACTGAGGCGATTTGATTCAAGTTTAAGGATAAATTTCCAACACGAAGACTCACTATTCCCGTGACATCATTCGTATCACTGATAATCACGCCAGAGTTTTGGAGACTACCAGCAACACCATCAAATCGCGCAATCGCATTGTCTGTAGTGGGTAACGCTACACTGTATGGATTAACAGTTCCCGTGGTTGTGACAGCAATGATTTTTGAGTTATCAGCCGCTTTAATCCAGATGGCATTAGCCGGAAGTACGGGTAAGACAGTATCCACGACAGGAACAGGACTGGCTGAGAGATTGTAGTGAACCCCAACCTCGGTATCGTACATCTTGTTCTGTTGAGCCATGAAAACGGTGCGATCGAAATCTGTGTTCACGTCTGTGGCCTGGAATAGACCCCCGGCAATGTAGTTGTTCAGACGATCATCAGGCATATTACGAACAATGGTGATGATATCCCCGGCTGTAGAAGCTGTCACTAGGGTTATGGAACCACCGACGGCAGGAGCAGGGTTGATGATAACCGTATATTGAACGTTGTAGGTTAGGATATTGGTTAAATCGCTAGGAACCGTACCTGCTGGGGTTAGATAAACATTGAGGTCTGTTTGGGCGAAGACAGCAAAAGGATAGTTAAAAGGACCAGTACCTCCACCAGAGGTAATCTGTTCTCGGGGTGGTATGTCAGTAACTACGATATCGGTCATTGCTTAACGCCATTCCTTGAGCTTCTCAGCCTTTTCCCGAGTATCAGGGATATCCCAGCTGTCGATCCAATCGTTCATCAATTTTCTCATATAGATCATGTTGAGTATAGGCAAAACATTCTTTATAAGACGTTTCATGTCTTTTTTATTAGCCTGTCCTCCTGTAACGACATCACCAGCCATACCTATGATGTTAAGACCATCGATCAGTAATCTTTCAGGACCAAATTGAATAAGGCTCCTAACATCACGAAATCTGTCCAATTGCTTACCTGGGACTAAGTTCCCTATAGTATTGGCACGACTTGCCATATCAGCAAAGACGCCTCCTACTCCAGAATTCAGTAACCCCTTCTGGAACATGAGCCAAGGGTCTAGATCATCCTCAGTTAAATCCTTCCCTGCCGCGAACTTTCTTATGGGGTCCACTAAGGAAGCAACCGCTATCATCGACAAGGCTCCCCCAATACGCGATGAATTGAATTTCTGGAAGAGCGGCACTGTAAAGTTAGTGGTGGCATTGAATCCCCAACCCATGTACATCAAGGCAGCTCCTAGGAAGCCATTAGGTTCACCCCAAACAGGATAGGAAGCAATGTTAGACCCGGAGAATTGGACTGACTTGACGTCCTTTCTGACTGCCCCTTCCATGAGAGCCTTGGCCTGTCTTTGTTCTTTGGTTTGAATGTCCCATTGTTCGATGTTGCCTATCCATCCCCCATGCGCTTTTCGACCGTATTTGTTACGCTGCTCAATGATGGTCTTGGCTACGGGATGATTGGGGTCAATTCTAAGATTCAGTAATCTTTTATGATATTTGCTAGATAACTTACCTTCTAATGCATGTCCTAAATCCGTCAAGATGGATGAAGTACTGGAACTGGCGGCTATGAATTGGGAGATATCGCCCATGGGAGTGGACAGATTCAGTATTCCTGAGACATTGGCTACCTTATCGCTCATCCTCTCAACGAAGTTCAAAGGCACATAACTGGGCCGATCGAAGGCAAAGTTCATTTGGTAGTGAGCTGTAGCCATTTCAATGCCCAAGCCCAGATGAACCGATTCCCGTCGCATGTCTTTTAGGTACTTCTTATCGGCTGAGGCGGCTGCTCTTAACAATCTGATAGGGCCTTGTCCTAGATATCTTCTGAAGCCCTGACGAAATATAGGAGCTGCAAATTCCTGCATCATGAGTAAGGAGAGACCGCCTAATTCCGTCGCATAGAGCCATTTCTTCGCGGTGTTAAGGCCTTTAAGCCAGGGGCCATATTCAGTTCCCATCTCACCCATGAGTCGTTTATAGACAACGGAAGCCGTATGGATATCACGGGCCAGGTCTTTGTCGAGATTTATTCTTTTCTTACCAAACTTATCTTCTATCTTTTTGACATTAGCCCCAGGAGCTTTCAGAGCTGCCTCTTCCTTGAAGTTCAGGTCATTCATTAATATGTCGTAATCGTTTCGGATACCCTGACTTAGGAATTCTAGTTTCGAGCCACCTTTCTTTGGGTCATAGCCCATACGTTTTGCGTATTTTTCCATCTCCAGGATTCGTGACATACGAAGATTGTAGGCATTGAAGCTCACACGAATATCAGGGACCAGGAAGCCAGCATCCAGTAATTTCTCATCCGGTATCATCAAAGTTCGGCGTTTGAAGGAGTTAGCGCCTCCGGTTCCGCTTCTGAGGTATTGAGTTAGGGACTTATTGAGCTGCTCTTCTCCTAATCCAGTCAGGGTTTGCAGGGTTTGCTTGGCTGAAGCTTCGACTTGTTCTGGGTCTAGATATTTCCTAAGTTTCTTTTTCTTCCCCGTCCCAACAATCATATCCGGACTGTAAACACCATTCTTAATCTTTTCCTGTTGTTCCGCTTTGAGCAGCTTAGTGTCTTCTTTGAGCTGTTCGAGCTTTTTCTTGATTTCGGCCTTAGCGATCTTATCTTTTTCAGCCTTCATCTTCTCGCGTAAGTCTCTGATTTCTTCCCTATTTTTGGTTAGGGGCATTCGTTCTTGTTTGATTTTCTCATTGGTGTCGTTGAATTCACTCATGAGGAATTTGAGGGCTTTAGGCTGATTGGCTTTGAGGAAATCGCGATCGTAGACCCTCATGACGTGCTGAGCGGCTCCAAAAGGCGTAATCCCTTCAGGTAGTAGACCTAATTCTATTAATTCCTCGCCAATGGGTTCTAGACGATTCTTAATGAATTTCTTGGCATGGGAAGATATGGTGCCATTTTCATGTTCACCCGCATTAATGACACCTCGGTAGAACTCTTTGGAGAAGTTTGGGAAGGACAACTGACCGTCCTTGGCTTTATAGCGTTTAGCCACTTTAGAAATACGATTGGCATTAGGGTCAATCCCCGCATAAGCATCATAAGCATCTGCTAAGTCCATTTGGAAATGTAATGTAGCTGTCCGGCGATTATCAATTAAAGTTTGAAGGGCTTCGGGAGGAGCTTCGAAGTTCTTTTCGATCATATTTAAATCAAGATTATGTTCTAACGCCTCGTTGACCCACCGTTTCATAGTAGGTGATTTGCTCAATAGACCTCGAGCTAAAGGATTCCCAGCAAATTTCCCAGCCATGAAAAGTAAGGGTTTTCCTACCGAGAATTGTCCATTCTTACCCCAGCCATAAACAGATTGCCCAACCAAATCAAGATGGTATTTATCCATGGCACCCGCAGAGCCACCCGTGGCCGTAAAACCTATGGGTTCGCCTTTCTCTCCAACCCTGAATTTAATGTCATAGCCTTCAAGTTGTTTACCTAAAGCGGCCTTCATGCTGTGAAGATAACCCGATCGAACTCCCTGGAAGGCACCTCCAACAATCCCAGCAAACAGACCACCTTTAATCGAATTTAGGAGAGCTTCTTGCGCAGTTCGGGCATTGTGATTGTAGGCGAGGTCCAGTTCATCAATCCCCGCGCCCATGGTTGCTATGCCGATGTTTTGGATAATTGGTTTTAGGGAAGGAAGCATTTTAGCGCCAAATAATCCACTGGCGAAAGGCAACATGTAGAGTGGGTTCCCAATATCAGCAAGAAGTCCAGCTCCCATATCGGTATACCAAGAAGCTTCATGACTGGCTTGAGCAGCATCTTGTCTAGCCCAAATATCAGCCACTTTACGGAAGAACTCCCCCTCGGTATTGGCTGTAGAGGCTTCTGAGTAGTACTCAGGGTCGATAAGTGACATGTACTTATCTTGGAAGAAATCAAACTGTTCATCGGGATTCTGGACGAGTTCAGTGTTAGTTAAGATTTGATTTCGCATAGCCGAAAATTTTCTAAATAAAAAACCCTCGGGCAGTTTCTTTTGGAAGGTCTCAACGAATCCTGGTCGTTCTTTGGATTCCTTTGGTTCTTCAGATGGCTTAAATATATCGTTAGGAACCTCGTAGAACCCAACAGGTGTCTTTTCATCAAGCAAGAAGGGCTGAATGGATTT